GCGTAACGTTGCCCATTCGGCGCAGTTGCGGAGATTTCACGAAAACCGCGAGCGGGTCCATGCATGCTCAACTTGTGGGCATTGCCCTCCGAGTCAGGTTCCCAAAAATACACAGAAACTTGCCGCGTACGCATGGCATCCCATTCAAGCTTAGACTGCGCAAAGAGGTTGCGAATATCAGCACCAAGGAACTTGTCTGCACGAACGACACAGAGGTCAGCGTTAGGAATGACATACACATTGGGGTTCTTCTTACCGACAGCCCCGAAGAGCGATTCCTTGCCTATACGCCAAGACCTTGGGCCAAGTGTGTGATGGTACCTATCTATGACCACAGTTTCGAAACTAGCCTCCACTGCAGCGTCATATATATGCCTGTTGAGCATAATTAGGTCACCACCAAGCGCCAGGCCAGCACCAATCTGATCACCATTCTCCGTAGAGAGCCAAACAATGTTGGATACAACAACCTTTCTGCCTTGGTCTATAGCTCCTTGGTCTCGCGATTGTGAGACCAGGGGGTCTATATCAAGTTCCTCAATTGGTTTCGGTCTCTCCATAGTATGTTTCACCGCCCAAAAGCCACACGAAATAGCAGCACCAGCAAGTAAAAGTGTGGACCAGAATTGGCCCAACGCTTCCTTGCAGCGCTCCCACAGTTTGTGGGCACAGTCGGCGAAAGAGTCTTTGATGGCGCTAAGTAGAGTGGACAACTTGCCCTTCTCTTTGAATTCAGTCTGATACAGAACCTCGCGAAAATAGGCATCTATGTGCAGCGAACATCCAGCATCCAAGAGACCGCCCGACCTGAGGCGGGCGTTGTTCCAACAAAATTTGCCAGGTTCAACCCACGAAATTTCAATGTCTTGGGACCCACCGGCGTATCCGCAATGATTACAGTAGCCAGTTTTCCGCGTGCCATGGAGTGCAAAAACTTCCTTACCATAACAATAACAACCAACAGGACAGTCAAGCTGGGGGTTTCTGAAATAGGCTTCGATAGCTTCAGGCGACTCAACACAGGATCCGCCAGGACCTTGCGTGATTACACCAGCTCCAAGCCTATCTACGAAAGCCCGTACACTCTTGGAATCATTGATGAGAATAGTAGACAATTGAGCGGCAAACGCCCGCGACTTTCCAACCTTAATCTGGTGGATGTTCATACGACTGTCAAACTGCGTCAAAATCTTCTCGAGAACCTCGCCAAACGTTAGCAACGGCCCAGTGACCAACCCAGTAGCAGGGTCAAATGTCTGGAACCGTAACCAACACCCCGACGATGACAACAACTGGTCAGTGACCTTAGAAATGTCCAACTTACCGGAGCCGTCGTCAAACGCGGATTGCAAGACAGCCCTATAATTGGCATGCATACGTCGATAGAAGGCCTCAGGGGTCGCCAAACGCTCAGTCGCCCTACCAAAGTCCACCAAATTGGTGGTACACAGGAT